ACCAGCGCAGTAAACACCGAGCGGCCATACATTACGCAGACTGGGTTTGCTACGGCTGTAAGCACATCATACACACTATCTGCGCGTGTCACCGCTATTTCTGGCGACCCTCGCATTGATAGTATTTTAACGATTGCTACACGGCCAGCAGGCTCAACAATCTCTTTCTTTAGAAACGGCATTGCGCTGGCAAACGGCGGCGTGCGTGGGACAGTCGCGGGTGACTATATATCTGCTGTGTTGGCTGTTGCTGGGACAAGTGGGCCAGTTGACCCTCGCATAGGGTTTAATTGCGAAACAAGCGGCATAGATACTGGTAGCGTGACGCTTACAATGCCTCAATTTGAGGCTGGCACCTATCCCTCATCCTACATCCCTACCACAACGGCAGCGGCTGCACGGATTTCTGATAACGCACGCGTCACGGACATCACCGCCATTGCTTTAAATCCTAGCGAGTTTACCATTCTTTGCGAGGTGGACTGCGTGGGTCTAGCAGGGACGAGCACAGTTTCGACTGTACCTTTTGGTATTCGCAACGCTAGCGGCATTGATGCCATTCGTCCCTATATTAGCAACGTAGGGGCTGGGTGGGGTCTTTATGCCATTACAAACAATATTTTACAGGTAAATGGCGGCATTACAGGAACAACTGACCCTCGCGGAACTATTGGCCGTGTTGCTATTGCTGTTCGCAACGGCTCTTTGAAATACGCAGGAAGGGGCTCCAGCACAGTAGCTAATCTTGGAACCTATGTCATGGGTACGTTTACTGCATTAGATATTGGTAATGCGTCAGCTAGCTCGCAAATCGGCGCGCGCATACGCAAAGTAGATGTGCTACCGTATCAATATTCTGATACGCAAATTTTAGGATGGGTAAACGGCTAATGCACCATTTTCTTACCTTTCATCGACTCCCGCTGCTGGGTATCTAGTTTACAAACAGAAAGTCCAAACCATGCGCCTTGTAGATATGTCCATCACCCAAGAAGAAGCCAAGGAGCAAATGACTCTTTCGGAAAAACCGGGCGACGCTCCTAAATACCCTTATGGTTTACGCCTATGTCTTAATGAAGAAGCGCTTAGTAAACTCGGGATTCAGACCATGCCCATCGGTACAAAAGTAAGCGTAATGGCTACTGCCACCGTGGTATCGATGTCAGCCTACCAGGAAGTTGATGGCGATAATCGCCGCAGTTTGGATATTCAAATTGAATCTTTGGGGCTAGAGTCGCAAGGAGGCAACAGTTTTGAGCAACTTGCGGATAAACTTTACCCCACCAAAAAATAAAACTTTACATTGGTTGTAAGGAAGGTTTTACTGACGCATGGTTCACGTAGAAGACCAGGAGCAGAACACCGCCCAAAACCTTGCCGAAGAAAAACGCAAGGAAAAAGAACGTAAGTACGCAGAAGATCTTCGCTGGATCATGTCAGACCCGAGAGGACGCCGCTTTATGTGGGATCTTCTGGCTCGGACACGGTTATATCAGTTGAGCCACGTTGATGGCAGTTTTGATAAGACTGCTTTTAACGAAGGCCAGCGCAATGTAGGCCTTTCATATCTCGCCGACATTGAGCGTTTAACCCCAGAGAGATATGAAAAAATGGTAGAGGAGCAACGAAAATGACCACAGCCCTCAGCGACGGCACCGCTGACAACACCAACGCCGAAGCGGCAGTTGCCGCAGCCCCTCCGGCTGGTTCGCCGGATGCAGCCGCGGCCGATGGTGGAAAAGCTGCCGGCCAAGAAACCACTGCACCTGCTGCAGCGGCCGAAACTTCTACTACCTCAGAAGCTGCAAAGAACACCGAAGAACCGAAAGCTGAAAGTAAGGACGAACCTAAATCCAGCGATGAAAAATCAAAGGCCGATGGCACTCCTGAAAAATATGAAGATTTCAAACTGCCCGAGGGTTTCAAAGCCCCAGAAGGGTTTCAAGGCGAAGTCTCCGCGTTGGCTAAGGATCTCGGATTGAACCAAGAAAAAGCACAGAAGCTCGCCAATACTCTTGCTGAACAAAACAAATCTTTTGTTGAGTCTATCAATCAAACGCTCGATGATTCCCAAAAATCTTGGGAATCCCAGCTTGCGGCTGATAAAGAAATTGGTGGCGAGAAACTGGATGCAAACCTTGCGGTAGCGAAAGCTGGCCTCAAGGCGTTTGATCCGGAAGGTCACTTCCTAAGCGTGCTAGAACAAACGAAACTAGGCAGCCACCCCGCGGTGGTTAAAGCCTTTTATCGGATGGGCCTGCGCGTTCAAGAGACGGCTGTTTCTACTTCCAGTAAGGGTTCGCCTGCGAACTCTGCTTCCCCTGTGGAGAAACGGTTATACCCCAACATGAACTAAGGAGAGCAAAAAATGCCTACCCTACCCCTCACCCCCGGCGCGGTCACGCTGCTGGACATTGCTAAAGCCCTCGATCCCGAAGGCAACATCGCCGCGACTGCTGAACTGCTGTCGCAAACCAATGAGGTTCTGCGCGTGATGCCCTGGTACGAAGGCAACATGCCGACAGGCCACCGCACCAACATCCGTACGGGTCTCCCCACGGTTATCTGGCGCCAGATGTACCAAGGTGTGCCCGCCAGCAAGAGCGAACGTGCCATCGTTGAAGATGGTTGCGGGATGCTCGAAACCCGCGCCGAAGTGGATAAAGATATTGCCGACTTCAACGGCAATACCGCCGCTTTCCGCGCCAACGAGAACATGGCCTTCTTGGAAGCTATGAACCAGGAAATGACTCGGGCGCTGTTCTACGGCAACGCTCAGTTGAACCCTGAACAGTTCAACGGTTTAGCTCTGCGCTACAACACCCGTAGTGCGGCAGTACCTGTAAGCGCAAACGTGATTCACGGTGGCGGCTCAGGCTCGGACAACACCTCAATCTGGTTGATTGTTTGGGGCCCTACCACTGTGTTTGGCGTTTATCCCAAAGGCAGCAAAGCTGGTCTGACCCACGAAGATCTGGGTATCGGCGATGCGTTCGACGCTACCCAACGCCGCTTCCGCGCCTACATGGATCGTTGGCAGTGGAAGTGCGGTTTGGTGGTTGCTGACTGGCGCTACGCTGTCCGCATCGCCAACGTGGACGTGTCCGACCTGAACGCCCTTACCGGTACTCAGGCGCTCACCGCCGCAACCAGCATCATCAAACTGATGGTTGACGCCCACGCCCGCATCCCGAACGCCGGCCGCGGTACCGCAGTGTTCTACTGCAACCGCGTGGTGAAAGCCGCACTGGCAAAACTGGCCATGGATCGCAGCCAATCCGCTGTGGTTGTCCAAGAAGCTACGGAACAGTTCGGTAGCGCAGGTGTAGCTTTTGCTGGGCAACCAACGCTGCGCTTCCTCGGCACTCCCGTACACACGGTTGATGCCATCCTCAACACCGAGGCTGTCGTAAGCTAAGGTTAAACCAAGAAATAAGGAGATACACACATGGCTATCACCGATCGTATGACCACGTTTTCAAACGCGCAGGTCATCACAACCACTGCTGTCAGCACCGACGTGCTGGATACCAATCCCTCGGGCAGCGCCAACATCGTAAAAAACCTTGGCGCAGGTCAAGGTATGGGCGGTGTTGTGCTCAACGTCATCGCCAACGCCACCTTTGTTGGTGGTACCGGCCTGACGATTACGTTGGAATCCGACGACAACGCAGGTCTGGCAACGCCAACCGTACACGCTTCTATCGTTGTCACTCCGGCAACGCCCGCAGCAGGTACCGTGTTGGCCCGCATCCCGCTGCCAGAAGGCAACTACGAGCGTTTTGTAGGTTTACGCTACACCGTCACTGGTACGTACACCGGCGGCGCAGTTGATGCCTTCCTCACCTCCAACACCGGTGAAGTAGGTCTACCTATCACCTACGCTTCTGGCTTGCGATTCAGCTAAAGCGGGTACGGCATGAGCGCTCTATAAAAAGAGCGCTCACCGCCTTACTTTAACCAACAACAAAGGCACGTAAAATGACACAGAAAACTTTCGATAAGGCCGTCAAGGTGAAAACCTTTGCCGACTGCTATCATAACAACCGTTTCTACCACGCTGGTTCGGTATTCTACCTGCAGGCTGGGCATGTGCTCGGTAGCTACATGGAAGTGATCGAAGACCTCGATGACGCGAACGATGATGGCCAGGTAAGCGATCTCGAAAAGATGACCGTCAAACAGCTACAAGATTTGGCTGTTGCCGAAAGCATCGACCTTGGTGACAAAACCAAGAAGGCAGATATCGTTGCTGCCATCGAGGCCGCCCGCACTGCCAAAGCAGCCTTGAGCTAAGACCATGGCCACGTCGGAGGTCGCCATCTGCAATATGGCCTTGAGCCTGTTGGGCGACCACGCCAACGTGACTAGCATCAACCCGGCAGAACCCAGCCCCCAGGCTGAATACTGCCGGGTTTTTTATCCTACTGCCCGCGACATGATTCTTGAAGCCCATCCATGGAGCTTTACTGTTCGCCACCAAAAGTCCCCTGCTTTGCTCACCTCTCCTACGACCAACTGGCAGTACGCCTACGCATACCCGAATGAGGCCAAAGAAATTTTAGCGGTGCTACCACCCAACGCCACGAACCCTTTCAGTCAGAGCTACGTACCTGATACGGGTTCCTACGCTTATACTATTCCAGCGCCCTTGTCTGGTGGGTTCGTTCCCGCACAATTCGAAATTTTAACTCTGGATTCAGGGCAAGTAGCGATTTGCACCAATCAGGAGCACGCTGAGCTTCGCTATACTGTGCAGGTCACAGATGTGTCGAAATACCCTGCGACGTTTACGAAAGCCTTGACGCATCTTCTGGCCAGCTTCTTGGCGGGGCCCCTTTTACAAGGTAAGGTCGGAATTGCTAAGT